TCTTGCGGCGTATCACATTGGTTTTTAACAAGACAATTTCATACTATCTGGTATAAAAAATCTCGCTATATTAATAAATATTTTTTACTCCTTGTCTACTGTTCTCCTTTGCGGAATTTTTGTTCCGTAGGCTTCAGTGACAAGTTTCTCTCTTATTGCAGCCTCTTGGCTCTTCTCAATTCCCATCATCTGTTCTTGTGCAGGGTCTTTGACGTTGGCGTCAGTTTGAGGTCCTTCTATTCCATCACCCATAACATCTCCATCACCTAATTCTGTAGGAGACATTGGGATTGCAGAATTGCCATCAGGTCCTGGCATCATGCCAGTCATATCCATAATGGCTTTTTGAATTTGAATCTTTATCAATTGAAGGGCACCGTCTGCTTGTGCATCAGAAATGAGTTCTTGACGAATTTCTTGAAGTTTTTCTTCTGGGAACTCTTCACCAAGGGTGCGTAACGCACCTTCTTTAGATTCAAGACCCATACCAAGTTTAGTTTGAATTTCATTAAGAAGAATCAATTTATCTAATGGAAGTGGCTGTGGGAATTGAACATGATTTTTGTATGTAATAGGGTCTGCAAAATCAAGTTTTGTTAATTGACCATCTTTAATAGGACCATCTTCATTTGGATTATAGATGAATTGTTGTGGTTCTTTCATTGCAAGGGTACGTAGCGCAATTTCATTAATCTTTTCAAGACCAATTCCGTATTGTGCAACTTTTTGTGCATAACGGTTCATTAATGGTTGATACTGAATAGAAAGAGCAACACCAGATGTATTTGAAATTGGTTGAACTTGTCCCAGTGCGGTTTCTGGGATGTTCATGATTTCATGCATTGAGCGCTTTAGAAGTTCTAGATATTTCAAAGCACCTTCAATGCCTTGAGCTCCACCTTCTAGGTTGAAGACTTGAGCATCTTTTGGAAGACCGCCCCAAACCTTCTTTGCACCCTTTTCAAGATTAGAAGCTTTAGCACCAACAATAACTGTCACAGGAGAAGCGTGATAGTTAATGATGTCTGCTACGTCAGTTGATATCTCATTGTAGGCACGGTTTAGTGTGATGATGTCATGTGCGTCTGCGAGACCCCACGGTGAACCTGAAACAGGAACATTAGGAATGTGAACTACAGGAACAATGCCCAAAGGGTTTGGACGTGAGTCAATGAGTTCATCGTTGATGTATTCTTCAATAGTGTCATCAGTAAGAATTTCAGTATAAGTAAATACTTGGCGTGTACCTTCTAGTGACGTTCCCCAGAAACGGTACTTTTGTTTAAAACGTAGTAAACGTGTGCGGTCATGTGGGTGGAACTCAGGAAAACAGAAAGAAGAGTTCATAGGAAGAATACGAACACGTCCTGGATGTTGTCCTCCTGCAGAATCAACCCAAGGTTCTTCGTAAGCAATTTTTACAAATACATCTCCAGTAATACCGCCTTGTTGTCCCATTTCAAGAAGGACACGCATTTTGTCGTTGTCTACTTCCCAAATACGTTCTAGACGGTCTGGAATAATTGCTTCTGTTGCTTTAGGGGAACGGAAGTGAACACCTTTACCAAAAACAAAACGTGCTAAAAAGTCATTAAACGCACGGTAGTAATTAACTGAAATTTGCATTTCGCCTTGTTCACGGCGATAGCCCCAATGATGACCAAGATACATTGCCCAGTTAAGAGAGTAGCGATTAAGTCGTGGACCATGTACTTCAAATTCTTCATCTGCTAATTCCACTAAACCTAGTGGAGAAATAGAAATGGTTAAGTCGCTAGAAGCCGCTCTATAGGATGGTGGAGAAAAATCAAGAAATGACATTACTTATCTTTCTTCTTATCTTTCTTAGAATTCTTCTTCTCAGCTTTAATTGTAGCGCTTTTATCTTTTATTGATTTAGCGTGCTTTTTTTTACGCATTTCTAACTTACGAGTTTGTTCATTTGTTTCAATGAACTTTCCGCCTGATTGAATGTAGCGTTCATGAACCCAGTGACTTGCTCCAGGATTGGGATAATTAGAATACTTAGCCTTAGCCTGTGCAACAATCATTAAATACAGTTTTTCGTTTGCGGGTTTACTAGCCACTACAACTCCTCCGATATTCCAATAGCCCCCACACTATCGTGGGGGCCATACGGACGTCTGTGTAAAATTAGTCGTTTACGACTGTTGCAGATTGACGCTGTGAACGTCCACCTGAGCGAGCTACTGTCTCAAATGTTTGAGCTGAGTAGTCGTTTGATGTTCCATGTGCAAACTCACCGAGGAATGTTGGTGCTTCTACCCATGATGCAGAACCTACGTGTGCACGCTCTGCAAGAGTTTCTGCTGCTGGCTTCTCAAATACATTTGCGTTGTGGTTTGGGCGACCTGCTGCAGGCATCATGCCTTGCATCATGCCTTTTTGGAAATCGTTTGGAACATCAGTATCTGTTGCAATACCTTCTTCAAAACGAAGTGGACCACGACGTGTTGCGTTACCTGCTGCCTTCAGTTCGTACGCTTGTGGCGCACGCTCTGGAAACTGTGGTGCTGGGGAAATGCTCATTGTTACTCCTTAAGGATTAATATGGAAAGGCCTTTTCCTAGGCAATAGTTTCCACCCTTTTGACCTGTTTGTGTTGTTCAACTACCCAAAAAAAGGATTACTTGACGCTACTACTTCAGGCATCACTAAATCTTGCGTCAAAGAGCAAGCAATAGATAAAGAATCTACAAAGTCATCATGGGCGTAGTTTTCATCTGGAGCTGCAACCATAAAGTTAGGTCCTTTAAATTGGACTTCAGCATCTGTCATTTGTTGGTAAAAACGTTTCCAAGTACGAAGACGACGTGTCTTTGCATGAGCAGGCCAACTAATCATTTCTCGTTGAATAAGGGCTTGAAGATGTTTCCAACGTTTTGATTGTTCTGTTGGGCTAGATGTTAATGACATAACCTCTGCTCGTGGTAATAACAGCTTTAACCGTTGAGCAACTGCGTCACCTACACCGTTGGCATCTACTCCAACAGCAAGCACATCATAGTTTTCTAAAAAGTTAACAATTTGAAAGTACTGTTCTTCCCAATCATCGCCCTGTAGTTCTAGCCAATTAAGAATGCGATGGTCAAAATAACCAAACTCATCTGGTCTATCCCAGTCAACCCACACCACTGTTACAACAGTGCTGTCAGTTTTACGTGCAGGGTCAATGCCAACAACACATGGAGTTTTATGCCATGATTTAACAAGTTCTTGGGAAGTATCTCCCAACTCATCCATTTTGGTTGATGTAATAAACATTCCTCGTTCAAGAAGCCATTTGCAGTTATACGACATTTGAAATTCATCTGAATCTTCACCAATGCGAAGCATTTCTTTTCTGATGGAACGTTCATAGTTTTTGTTGTATTTAATAACTTCTTTCCAGTCCCATTGAAAATGGTTCTGTCTATTGCCACGTGTTGTTTGCCGTCTACGATTTAATTGAATTGCTTTGTAAAAGTTATTTTTACTTGTTGTAGGAGTTCCTGTTTTAACCATAGTTCCCGCATAGTATGCAAGCATAGGAGCAATAGACTTAGAAACAACAAAGTCATCAGCTTCTTGGCACTCATCAATAACAATTAAATGAAAAGATTTAGATTCAATTTTTGCACGAGGGTTAGCAGTCATCATTGTAATGCTAGAGCCTGAGTTACTTAATTTAATTTGACGAGTAACACCACCTACACGTGCAGCTTTATCATCAATTTCAACATCATTAAGAATTTCTAAAGCACGTTCTGATGTAAGGCGTGTTACTGCACGACCAAACAAAGTCTCTGCCTGTCCTTCGGTTGGTGCAAATAAACCAACCCATACACCATCTTTAAACTTTCCCAACAACTCTGGGTACAGTTTTGCAAGCCGAGGTAAAAGAATCATTAACGTAACAACAGTGTCAGCTACTGTTTCTGACTTGCCTGACTGACGTGCAGCAAGAGCGGTTATTTCTTCTGCATCATTGATAATGACCGATTCCATAATACGACGTGCTAAAGGCTTTTGATATGGGTGTAAATCATGGCCCACAAGGACTTTAAGGAAGTCCATCATTTTGTCAATAAGTTTGTCTACAAACTGCTGTGACAGTTCATCTAACTC